TTTCCATAGCCATATTAGAATACTGACTATATGTATTTGGTATCTGTTCATTCTCACCTTCGTAATATCCAATGATAGTTTCAAATGGTGAAAAGTATCTACGCTCTCTACAAGTATCATAAACTTGCTTTTGCATTAAAAAATAATTTGCAACAAAACTAGCCAAGTCTTTTGATATAGCTTTTTTGATTACTGTATACTTTTTTTTCTTAAACATCTTTAGCCATTTCTTTTGGCACTGCTTGTATGTTCCAATGTATAAATCTAAAAGGCTCTATACCAAAGTCTACACTAAACTCGTGTTCTAAATATCCTGGAAAGATAATTAATGTTCCAGGTGTAGGTTTAAAATGAATTAACTCACTACCAGCTAATACACCTTTTTGATCTTTCATTTTTAATTTAGTAGATCTTGCCCCTGTTCGAGGTTCGTGAAATACTGGCATAGATGTTTTATCACTACACTTTAAAAAATAGAATCCTGATACGTGTTGATTCCAATGCACGTGTGCTGAATGATGACCACCACCTTTTTTTGCAAATTCTTGCACCCACATCTCGCTAAACATAGTTACATATTGTTGCATATCATAACCTTGATGATCTAAATATTCCCAAGACTTTTGACCAATATAATCTCTAAAGTCTCTAAAATCATTGTCAGCAGTTAAAGGTGTTGAGTGATAGGATCTTCCAAAATCACCATGCTCTTTGATAAAAGCTTTCTCTCTTGTTCTTGCATCTTTGATATATTTATTAGATGCTTTGTTTAATGATTTTACAAACTCTGGTTTTTGTTCTGACCAAATAGTTGTGTTAAAATAGTTACTTATATACATTATTTAAAAGGCTTCCCTAAATTCCATACTACAAGACTATATCTTGTACCTGATGTTACTGGTTTAACTCTATGCCATACAAAAGAAGGAAATACAATAATAGAACCTTTTGGTAATATCTCTTTTGCTCTTCTTAAATGTTTAGCTTCATCTCTCATATGTGGATCGTAGTTTCTAAAATCAAATTCTAATTCACCACCTGTGTATTCGGAACCATCTGTTAATTGACAAGTCATAGATAGTTTTCGAATTCTGCCGTGCTCTGGATTATTAATATCGTCTCGTTGATATGGTTTATCCCAACTATCGCAGTGCCAATCATAATATTGATTATGTTTATATTTTGTAAATTGACAAGACTCACTTCTTTCCCAATCAAAGTTCCAACCTGCATTTCTATTTGCTTCGTGAACATATGGGTGTAATTCTTTGTATATCCAAGTATCATTTAACCAAACTAAATCAGAGTTTCTTTTTCTTTTTAAATCTTTAACTTCATCTTTAGATAATTTTCTATCTCCATAACCACCAGTTCTTGCCATTGTTTCTTCTTGTTGATTAGCATAAGCTATTACATCATCACAAAACTTTGGTGTAAGTGCAGCAGGAAAATGCCAGTAATAATTAGATATATTCATAAGTTATGGTTTGTATAAAATTCAAACTATCTTTCTGATCATTTGATACAATGTACATATTAGTAGATGGAAACATAACAAACATATTTTTTTTAAGTTCTATATCCCAACTTCTTCCTTTACGTCTATTATCATCAAAATGTATTCTTACCCAACACTTATCAACTTTAACTCCGTAAAGCATTGTAAAGTCAGGTGAGTTTCGAAGATCTACTGGATCAACATTTAATAAAGGTTTAGATACTTGACTCGGTTTATAAATATCACCCCAAGAATCTTTATTGACTAAATTGATACCATAATCAAGACCTATAAAGTCTCGCATATATGTATTTAACATATCCCAAGTTCTTGAGAATGGAAATTGTTTATTAGTAAATGATGATTGTAAAATATCGTTAGTAAGTTTTTCTTGGTCTATCTCAAAACCTTTCGGCATATCGATATCACCATAGAATAGACTTTGTTCTGTTAATACTTTCTTTTGCATACCACCACCTTATATAATTTATGCTAAAGCGTCTGTCAAATCCCAAGTTGTATTTGCTTCATTCCAGACGTAAGACCAGCTATGAGTAGCTGCTTCGTTTTGTGAAGTTTGTTCTTCTGTCAATGCTGGAGCATCACCAATTGGTGATTTCCAAGATGCAGTTGCAATATGTTTTACCCATGAAGCATAAGGTTTTTTAGGCCAGAAAATTTGATCATCTTCATCCCAAGTGTAACCTATACCTGCGTAGTTTCCTCTAAATGCAGTTCCACCATTATTATGTTGACCACCTAATGTATTGTAAGATGTTTGAATCCACATTTGTGCAGGCCAATTATTGTGTTGTTCTAAATATTGTTGTCCTACTGTTTCATCTTCAACGCCGTCAGCGTTTAACATATCAGAATTATTCAAAGTTAATACTTGAATAACTTTTCCGTTAGCTCCTAGTTTTGCAAAATGTGCCATAATTATTCTCCTATTATATATTATAAATTTTAATCATTCAACTACTGAAATTTATATCTTATTACAACAATTCCTGAACCGCCATTGTGAGTTGTTGCGCCAGTCCCACCATCATCAGGACCTGAAGCACGGCCACCACCGCCTCCACCTGTATTAGCAGTACCAGATGTTCCAGCAGCACCTCCAGGGTTACCTGGTCCTCCAGGTCTTACACTACCTGTACCACCACCACCTGATCCACCTGAACCTCCTGAAAAATTACTTCCACCAGAGGTATTTGCAGTGCCACCGCCACCTCCACCTGCTCTTGTGACAGGTGATCCTGTTATTGAATTAGCAGTACCAGCTCCACCTGGAGCTCCACCACTTCCTGGACTCCAGTTTCCTCCAGTTGCACCAGCTCCACCGCCACCACCACCTTGATGTCCTGTTGGAGTGTAAAAACCGCCACCTCCACCATAACCACCATCATTTCCTTGTGGTGGACTGACAGGAGGGGTATTACCTGATCCTCCTCCACTACCATTACCTCCCCAAGAGCTTGCACCACCAGAACCACCATCTTTACCTAAGTGGTTAGTGGGTTCAGGTGCGTGTGGGTGACCACCGCCACCACCTCCTCCAGCAGATGTAATTGTTGAAAATATTGAATTTCCTCCGTTAGGTGCAGGAGTACCATAATTAGGAGCACCAACTCCACCAGCTCCTACCGTAATTGGAAAAGCTGTAGCAGTTACTGGAAAAGCTCCCGCATTACAAGAAGGACTTGGAAAAGAAGTTCTATGACCACCTGCTCCACCTCCTCCTGCTCCGCCGCCGCCTCCACAACCACCTCCAGCGCCACCGGCAACAACTAAATAATCTACATTACTTGGACCACCTGCTGGAACTGTTGGTTGATTACCTAATGTTGTAACAGTGAAAGTTCCTGGACTTGTAAAAGTGTGAATTTTAAAATCTCCACAACAAGTAATTGTTCCACCTGTTGCTACAGTAAATAAAGCTTGTTCACTTATATCAGATGCTTTTGCTGCACCTGTTGAAACCCAACCTTGAGTTCCATCTACATAAATTAATGTAATAGATGTACCTGCTATTGAAATTGTAAAATTATTTGCAGTTCCTTGAATGTTAGAACCATTTCTATCTATTGTAATATTATTTGTATTCGCTGTATTTGCGTAATCTTTTACAGCCACAATGTCTCCGACACTTGGAGAGGCTGGGAGTGTCATAGTTACAGCACCTGATGTAGTATTTATGAAATAACCTTCACCATTTGTTGCTGTAAAACCAGATGTTTTAACTGTGGTATCCCAGTTTACTGTTCCTGTTCTACCAAAACCTGTTTGAGATGCGCCACTAGCTAGTGAAACTGTATCTCCAGAAGCACCTAAAGTAATGTTTGTTCCGCATTGACTAATAATGCTTCCACCATCAGTTGCTTTTAATGCATTTGATTTTAAATCTCCATTAACTGTTACTGGAACTCCTGCTGAAACTGATACTGAATCTCCAGAATCTCCAACAGTTACTGTACCACAATTTGTTCTTGGACTAATTTTATTTACTTTTACTTCACTCATAATTTACCTAATTTTGAAATCTATATCTTATTATTACTATACCTGAACCACCATTTGCACCAGCTCTTGCGGCAGCAGGACCTCCTCCACCGGATCCACCTCCACCACCTCCTGTGTTAGCTGTTCCCGCTACTCCAAAAGATGCAGTTCCATCACCACCGCCACCATCTCCTCCTGGTGTAGGACCACCAGATACAAAAATACCACCACCACCACCACCTGCATAAGTTACTGATGAACCTGTAATTGAATTTGCTTCTCCATCACCACCGGCTCCACCTGCATTAGTAGTAGGCGCTGGTTCACCAACTTGACTTTTTCCTCCACCACCTCCACCTCTCATTTGTGGCGCATCCACACTATTATATCCAGTACCACCATTACTTCCTTGTGGTGGACTTACTGGAGGTGTATTACCTGTTCCACCAGTTAAACCAGGAAAATTTTGTCCTCCAAAAGTTGCTCCACTTCCACCACCAGATCCTCCTGGTCTACCATTAGAAAGATTATTATTATTTGCATTTCCACCACCGCCCCCACCTGTGGACGTTATTGAACTAAAAATTGAATCTGAACCATCACTCCCTACAAAAGACGCAGGACTTGCTCCACCACCTCCACCTGCACCTACTGTTATAGGATAATTTTGTGCAGTGACTGATATACTAGGAGAATTCCTAAATCCACCTGCACCACCGCCACCACCACCAGAAGCATTATTAGATGAACCACCACCTCCTCCTCCACCTGCTATTACTAGATATTCAACCGTATTTGAACCACAAGCATTACCACCATTTGATACACAAAAATTTCCTGGTCCTGTAAAACTATGAATTTTAAAATCTCCACAACAAGTAATTGTTCCGCCTGTTGCTGTTACATATTCAACAGTAATTCCACCTGATGTAAAATCATTTTCGTGTACTGTCTTCCAACCTACTGTTCCATCGACATAAACAAAAGTTAAACCTTGACCTTCTGTAGTTATTTCTAAAGTACCATCAGCCGTACCACCATTAATTTTTTCTCCAGATGCAGGAGCAACTGTTAAACTATTTGTATCAAAAGTTTTATTGTAATCTTGTATTGAAACTATTGCACCTGCTGAACCAGATGGCATAGTCATTGTTATAGTATTTGATGTAGTATTTACAAAATATCCATTCCCAGACACTGCTGTGAATGATGCTGTTTTAGCTGTAGTATCCCAGTCTACTGTTCCTGTTCTACCGAATCCTGATTGTGATGCACCTGATGCTAAATTAATAGTATCGCCTGATGCACCTAATGTGATTGTTGTACCACATTGATTAATTATATTTCCACCGTCTGCTGCTTGTATATTATCTGATTTAACTGCTGTACTCCCAACAACATTGGTTGCTGTAACTGTAGTTGCATTTACATTAGTACCTGCAATCGTAGTTGTTGCACCGCATTTAGTGACTACTGCACCGCCGCATTGATTTTCTATATTGTCTACTTTTATTTTACTTGTCATAATTATTGATATTTATACCTTATTATTACTATACCTGAACCGCCAGCTGCCCCACCTCCAGAAGATGATCCTAAACTATCACCACCTCCACCGCCGCCAGTGTTAGTCGACCCTGCAACAGCTGAATTACCTGAAGGACCTGCTCCTGCTCCACCACCACCAGAACCACCTGGTGCTGGACTAACAGTATCCATCCATCCACCACCGCCACCACCACCTGCTCTTGTGGTTGGTGTTCCATTAATACTTGATGTTGTTCCATTTCCTCCAGGTCCAGCATTACTATTATAAGTAGGTCCACCATTTCCACCTGCAGCTCCTGCTCCACCACCGCCACCTGATGCTCCAGGATTACCTCCATCACCACCATTATTACCTTGTGGCGGACTAACAGGGGGTGTATTACCAGATCCTCCTGTTTGTGTGCTCCCATCAGCCAAACCAGCTCCTCCACCTGAACCACCAGGACTACCTGGACGAGCTTCTTTTCCAGCACCATTTGTTGGAGTAACTTCACAATCAGATGTAAGTCCTCCACCACCTGTTGCTGTGATACTTGAAAAAATTGAGTTATTTCCTTTATGAGCAAATCTATTTGTTGGACTAGTCGTAGATGCTGCACCTCCAGCACCAACTGTTATTGGATAACCTGTAGCTGTTACTGGTAAACTTGTGGGAGTTGCTAAAGGTGAAGCTGTATAAGGTCCAGATACTGATGCACAATGTGATTCTCTATATCCACCTGCTCCACCTCCACCACTTCCAGTTGCTCCACCAGCTCCACCAGCAACGACTAAATAATCTACATTTGCATTAGTAGGTGTTCCTGCTGATGAAACCGTAAAAGTTCCTGGACCTGTGAATGTATGAATTTTAAAATTTCCACAAGTAGTAATAGTACCTCCTGTAGCTGCTATAAATGCGTTTCCTCTTTCATTAGAAGTTGAATCCATCGTGTTAATCCAACCTTGTGTTGAATCAACATATACAAATGTAACTGATTGACCTTCTGTATTTAAATCTACATTTGCATTTGTTCCACCAATTTTTTCAGAACCATTTGGTGAAACTGTTAAATTATTACTATCCCAAGTTCCTGCGTAATCTGCAAGTGAAACTATTGCACCTGCTGAACCAGCAGGTAAGTTACAAGTAAAAGCTCCAGCTGTTGTATTACAAAAAAAACCATCTCCAGACACAGCCGAAAAAGTTGCTGTCTTTGGAGTTGTATCCCAGTCTACTGTACCTGTTCTACCAAAACCTGTTTGACTTGCTCCACTCGCAAGTGATACTGTATCTCCTGATGCTCCAAGTGTAATTGTTGTACCAGATTGACTAACAAGATTACCGCCATCTCCTGCTTTATAAGCATTAGATCGTATATCATTACCTGCAACTGTTACAGATTTACATGCCGATCCTACAGTAAGATTAGTTCCGCATTGTGTATCAACTGTATTTACTTCTATCTTACTCATTAAATTATTACCAATGTCCCTGTTATAGTTTGTGTTCCAGTAACAGTTACTGGTCCTGCTAACACGCCTGAATCTAACGTTTGATCTTCATCTAAAGTAGAAGCATGAGTTACAACATAACCTGTTGCCTCCATTACCGGTGACATTGCTTTCTTTGCAGGGATGGTACAAAAGACTTCTTTCTCTCCTGAACCGAAATCAATTTTAGCTGTGGTACCTAAGTTATTACTTATCACTGTGTCTCTTGAAAGAGTATCTGGAGAGGCATCGGTTACTGTACCAA